GTAGAAGTTAACGCAGCATCACATCTCCTAAGACATTCTAGATCTGCAATGAATTCAGACATGGTGTCAATATCTGAGTTTAAGCAGAGCTCCATAGGAGATCTTATCCTCATTCCACCAAGTGATACAGGAATTATCATGAGGGCTTCTAGGAACCTGTTATCATCTGACATCATAAAGTTAGCAAGATATGTTGCTACAGTGAACCTAAGCAGGATATATGCTGCGACGGGATCGGCTCCAGATGCCACAGCAGCAGCGACTTGACCTTCAAAAGATGATACTCTCATTCTCAATGGTGCAAGGCCTCGATTTGTTTTCAAGACACCCACAGAAGAAATCTCTTTCATCCATCCTGGAATCATTTTACCATTATGGCAGACATCACCAAGGTACTCCCAAACCTCACTACTAATCAGTGTCTTACCTAGATGAAAGACTAATCCATATTTAGCATAAGTGTCCCGAATTGCCATCACTCTTCGATAATTATCTTCAACACTGTGAGCAACTGGTGAATAGAAAAGGAGCAAGCCATCATCTGAGTACACTAGAATCATTCCTTTGAGTCCTGTAGCTGCCAGAGCTATTTCCATAACAACAGCATGAATGGATGACCACACAAAGTTTAGAAATCCTTCGAATGCACCTTTTACCCCAGAAATGAAATTAAAGTATCCTCTTGTATTGTGTATAACTACTGCCGCTCTGAATACAAGATCAATTCTGGCCATCCATGACTCACCTGTGATTTCCGCAAGCATCTGGCCATATTCTCTAACTAGAACCATTGGAAATCTTTTACTAAACTCAGACATATCAAATGATGTGAATATACTCTGCTTTTCTGCCTCAGGCCCTGTGACTGCTCCAGCAAAATTCTCAAGGTCAAGTCTCCTTGCTCTATATCCTTTAACGATTGAAACACCAGCTTGTTTCCTCGATATCTGTCTAGCTGTCCTTTCTGTGATCTGAGTTATGATCTTCAAATCTTGTTCTGCCATATAGAAAATTCTAGTTACTTTCTTATGATACTCTCCTAGTTTTGGCTCAGTACCTACAAGATATCTAGCATCAGGGTTATTTACTACAAATTCTTGCAGATCAGCTTCCGGAATCTCTTCTGGTTGCATTCCCGGATATCTAGCTTCGAATGCTTCATGCATCCTAGTAACTCTCTCAAATCTCTTAATCGCCTTCTTAGTGTCAAAATCAGCATGACCTTTCAGGTAGCTCGCAGCGTCATTGATTGTATGAGCCTCAGTGCAAAAGGTGGTTTTCCTTATAGATCCCTCTCCTCTAGACCATTTTACAGAATCATCAAGGTCATCCTGCGAAAACTCAGGTGCCACTTGAGAAGACTTATCTGAAGGATCTAGGAAGATATCTGATGGCTTAGTCAATCCTCTTACCTCCTGAAAAGAAATTCCTGACCATGCAGTAGTACTCCTATCACATACCGCACTTACACTTCTGTTTGTCTTATTTGCCTCTTCTGCAAGTCTAATTGATGCCTGATCATTACCATCTAATCTAACATCGTGG